ACGATGTTCTTGGAATGTTCAAGGACTCATATCAGATCCACCAGTACAACGAGTGGTTGATCGGAACCATCAGCAACATCATTGATGACAGCAACCTTCAGATCGGCTCTGCAGGTTTGCTCCGCAACGGTGGTGTGGCTTGGGTCAGCATTGAAATGCCTGAGACAGTTCAGACCAAGGCAGGCTTTGAGTTCCGTCCACACCTGCTCGGAACTACGAGCCACAACGGCACACTTGCCACCACCTTCAAGCGCACAGTCACCGCCGTGGTGTGTGACAACACGCTTGCTGGAGCGCTCGGTGAGGCTGGGTCAGAGTTCAAGACTCGTCACAGCAAGTTCAGCAATGGACGCATCCAAGACATCCGTGATGCTCTCGGAATCATCCACACCATGGCAGACGAAGTCAGCCTTGAGATTGAGCGCTTGTCATCATTGACAGTCACCCAGTCTGAGTGGGACGCCATCGTGGAGCGCTTGGTGCCAGTGAGTGTCGGTGACGATGCTCGCCCACAAGCCGTGAGCCGTGCTCAGAACAAGCAGGAGTTGATCCGTCACCTCTACAAGAATGACCCACGTTGTGCCCCATGGGTTGGAACGGGTCTCGGAGTGTTGCAGGCATTCAACACATGGACTCACCACTTCAGTGGCAAGGACGAGTCCCGTGTGGAGCGCAACGCAATGAACGCACTCAACGGCAAGACCGATGAGTTTGATCGTCAGGTGCTCCGCATCATGAATGATGTGGTACTCGTATGACCGAAGCGTTGGTGGGGGAGAAATCCCCCACCTCTGTTTTGGATATGGACATCACACCGCTCCCGTTCCCCGAAGTCAACGCTAAGTGGAGAATGCAAGCCAAGTGCAGAGAAGAAGATTCATCAATGTGGTTCGCCAGTAAGCCAAAGGGCATTAACAACTCATCCGCTAGAGGGAAGACTGTTAACAGCCGTAGGAAGCGTGCACAACGAATCTGTAGTTCATGCCCAGTGCAATACGAGTGCCTGCGCTATGCCGTCCTGAATGACTTCAGAGATGGCATATGGGCTGGTTATGAAATGGATGACCTCAAGCCGACAGAGCGTGAGGTGTTACGCCAGCGTGTTGAACGCAAAGAACGAAAGTTAAGTAAGACTGTCAATAAGTGAATTGAGGCGGTGTGCTCCGAGGCTGATGTCTCGTGAGCGCACCGCTTCTCTTAAAGCCTCTCCCTCGTCTGCTCGCCTGACTGGATCCTTGAGATCCCTCAGATGCTTGAGCCACTGCGCAGGTTTACTCGCAGTACGACCAACACCCCACTCTTTACGCAAACTCTCATACGCTGATAGCGATGAACCAATCCATGGAATCCCCGAAGCGGAGTACTCCAACAGTTTGATGTCACTCTTGGCATGGTTAAACGGCGTGTCACGCAGTGGTGCGATCCCGACATCCATGGTTAACAGCGATGGGTACATCACAGCGTCAACCGCACTTAGAGTTTTTACTTGATCATCGTGAAGCCCGAGAAGGCTCGCCACTGAAGGTGCATTCAGATAGTTACCACTGTGCTGAAAGGTGATGTCACCGTTAGCCAATAGTGGGTTGATAATCCCACGCATGATCTCTAAGTCACTTGAGCGATGGCTCGTGGCACCAACCCAACCAACTACAGGAACAGAACTATCGGTGTGTACATGTGGTGTAAACCGTTCTATGTCCACGGTGTTCTCCAATATGAGAATTGGACAATGCACGAAAGACTTGATGCGGTCAGCAAGATACTTAGTGGAGACAGTTACCAGTGTGCTGGACGCCAGTACCTTCTTGTAATGGTCTCTGTTCTCTGTCGGGTTGGTCTTGGGGTGTGACGACTTGAATGCATCATTGGCTGGGTCAAGTCCCCAGTACCAGTCATCTAAATCATTCACGATGATCTGACCAATAGCACGAGCCTTGTGTATGTGATCGGCAAGTGTGGCGTGCATGAGTCGTTGCATGATCACGATGTCCACAGCGTGCAGGAGGTCATCAGCGTCACGAATACAGAAGCGGTCTGTCTGCCATGTGAGTGTTCCCGTGATGGTGACATGCTCTAGGCGATCTACATACTGACCAAGACGTGCCCAGCCTGAGCCACCCCAGTGTTCTTTGTTGTCTTGTGCTCGCTTGGCGTCAATGTAATCACCGCTGGCAATGCCGACCCTCACTTCTTTTCCACCATTTCAACTGTAAGGCTGGTGTGCTTCTCGGGGTTAGTGCAGGTTGGGGGCACAGATGGCTTCACGTACACGGTGAGTACTTTTCCACACTGTGGACATTCGTAGTGGCGCTTCTCGCTCATTATTGTGTCACCTTCCATGGACGCCATTCAGCAAGGAATGCCTGAATGTCACGCTTATCCCAAATGGGTGTTGATGCTAGGTGGGCAATTGGTTGTGGGAACTTCTTCTGCTTACGCAGTGCATGGATTCGCTGTTTGGTTACTCCCAGGATTACAGCAATCTCGCTAGTGCCTGCTAAGTGTTCGGGTTGTAGTTGGTTTGTCATGTTTACATCTTACCGTGTTGTGTACGTTGTTGCTACAGGCTCCAGTGTCGCAGTCCACCATTTTCGTAGAGGTACTTTGCCACCGAAAGGTTGCAGTCCACATTGAATAGTCCTGTGATATCGGTTCCGCATATGTTCCTCGTGACTGTCCGCCATGAAGAATTCACTTGAAGCAAGCCGATGTCATGTGTTTTATTTTTGTTTAGAGTCGTATTGTGTGCTGAAACTGAGCAGCGGGACTCACGCCATGAAATATACGAAAACGCAATGACTGGCAAGCCATATTCACGAAACTTTGCTTCCCACTTAGGGCATCGCTTTGTTGGATCTTTCGGTATTCCTTTAGGCACTGCCATCTCTTCGGGTGCCAATTCCTTTGCATTTATTATCTCAAGTGCTACCGATTGCACTAGAGGGGTTACTTGAATTGCTGTTACTTCGGGCGTTGGTGATTGTGAGGAGATCCCGAGTACCAATGTCATTATTGAATACAGGGCTGTCCCCACTACTACTAGCGTGCGATCTAACAATATGTTCTCCTTGATAGGCGGATAAAGCAAAACGCCCACAGGATTCTGTGAAGAACACTATGGGCGTTACTCTTCTAGTTTACAGGTGTTAAGACTGTATCAACCTAAACTTAAGCATCTCTAGGTCAATCTCTTTGTCACCCATTTTAGGAATCTCTTCAATATTTATTTTATTAATCTCTGCTAATTCAGCAGTTTCACACTCATGGCAACGACAGCCTTGTCTGTAGCGCACCCATGTACCATGCTGGCGCATCACACTGGCTTTAGGATGCTCTACAGTAAGCGCTGTGCGCTCTTGCGGTGTAAGCCCGCCCCACAATCCCCACTTCTCTTCTAAACCATCATCTAGGCATTCTTTCCATACTGGACACTGCCGACATACTGCTCTAGAGATTACATAGTAATTCTCTGGAACGTCAGTATCTAATGGTGGGTACCAGAGATCAATTGCTCGGTCTTTGCAGAGTGCGTCAACACGCCAGTCCTCTGCGAACTGTGGCAATTAAAACTCTTCCATTGGAATCTCATCGTGAATGCGCTTGTCACGAATCGGACGAATGGTATTTTCAATTGCTGTGTAGATTGCTGTACTCATGCGCTCTACTTGCTCATTCATCTTCTCAATATGTCCAAGAAGAGAAACAACCTCACCTGCCAAGCGCTTGTTATCTACTGCCAACTGAAGGATGTTGTCCCAGTTATCTAACAAGATCTCTGCCATGGACAACTCAGCCTGAACAGAGAACTCTTCCAATGTAGGTGTTGTTTCTTGCTTTACTATCTGTGGAATCATGCTGAGGGCATAAGACATGCGCTTGCGCTCACGCTCTAACTCCTGTTGCATCGTCCAATGATTTGGCTCACTTGGATTAAATATATAACGGGGATCTTTTTTAGACATCCACTCATTGTAATAGTCATGGTTATTGTGCATCATGGAGACCCTCTTCCTGAACCTCGCAGTCCCATCCGCAGGCTCCGTAGCCGATAGCGTCAGTCCAATGGTCACGCTTTTCAGGTGTCCAAGAGAGTCGGGCGATCTTAAGAAGCATCATCATGACAGCCACATCGTGTGGTTTAATCTGTACCGTTTGACGGCGGTCAATAATACGCCGAAGGTATGTGCTCCACAGGTCTCCTGTGGTGGCAAAGTCATCAATTGGGTCGCCGTAGTCAATGTCACGGACACCGTTTACTAGGTGATCGGCTTCCGCCAAGATGTTGGTACGGTTGGTGGGATTACTATTCATGGTGCACCTCGCTGCTGGGTTGCGGGAATTATAGATGTGCGTGAGCGGTCTTGTCAATTATCTTCGGATAGATCCAAGATATCTGAGTACATAGCGTTGGTGGCATTTGGTCCCATCCCGCCACCTTCAAGCATGCGATTGGTTTCGCCAGCCTTGGCTCCAAATAATCTAGATAAAACTCCGCTAGATCCTCGGGCTTCCATCTCTAAACGGATGGTGTCACGGGTATCTGAGATGTTCTTGAAGCGATCAATCAGGTTGAACAGGCGATCCATTTCGTTGGACAATGCTGGGTCAAGACCCTGACCTTCCAGTTCTTCAGCGAAGCGAGCGAACATGACACGCCCTACTTGCATCTCTAACAATGCACGCATCGCAGCCTGTAACTGGTCCTTTGTACGAATCTCAATAGGGAGTTTAAATGCGCATTCTGTGTTTTCTTGAAATGAAGGACATCTGCTACTCAAATAGCAACTATTGCATTGGCGTAAAGGGTTCGCATTGTAACGAATTACGTTCACTTTTTCAGGGTCTATTTCTATAGATTCCCCTTGATTATCAACGGTTTGCGAGCCAAAGGAGGTGATCGTTTCCATGCCCATTACTGGTAGTAATACACGGTCACCCTCGTGCCTCTTATTTGGGACGTTGATAGCAATAGTTGACCCCCCAGAAACCCCTAAAGTGGGGGTATGCGGTATAGGGTCAATAGCAACTATTTCAGCATTCTGGTTGTTGCTAAACTCTAGTTCGTCATCGTCATTCATAGGGTCATAGCCCCCAAAAGTATGGGTCTCCCATTGTTGCCATGAGGCAATTGCAAGGCTACCGATTGCGGATACGTTGTCTTCCATTACAGCATCAAAGTCAATACCAAGTCGGATGATGTCTGCTCGGTGCTTTTTTCGTGAGGACTCTTTTTGCTGTGCTGGGTATCGGCGCAACCCATGACCGTCCCATACTTGTGTCTCGCCATAACGGATGGCGCTTGTCCACGAACCTACAATAACAGTGTCCCACTGGACACGCTCAATAAGATCAGGCTTGGAGGTAATACCGACTAACTTGGCACTCCAACGCTGTGCAATTGATGCGATGCGGGCAATATTACGACCCGTGACCGCTTTATCACTAATCGCCGCCCGACCATACTTTTGACACAGCCACGCTAAACGCTCAAGATCCTGCTCATCGTTCCATAATGGGTAGTACTTCTCACCCAACCATGTTCCATCGTACTCAGGACGCCCAATTACAATATGTAAATTATCTGCGTGATCCCGTACGAACTGGTCAAAACGGTTTGTGTCCTCATCGTTTTCTGATGTATACACAATAACCTCACCGCCTCCGAATAGGACGCTGAGGTCTAGTTCTTTCTTTTTGGGGATCGGAAAATGGGTTAGGTTGATGGCGTAACGCTTAACGCCAGCATCCGTCAGCATCTTACGATACGTCCCCTTTTCCGCTCCGCCAAAGAATACTTTCATTCGTCTGTTGGTTCGTTTTCCCAGCCAGCCTTACGCCATACCGATGGGCTGTGATTTTGCTCTACGAGCATTGCTTCAAGGTCATCAACATAGAGACGCAAGATGTGGATGCAGGGGTCGTCTCCCTCGTCCCATGCGTTGTCTTCGTCCTCGGTTGAAGGAAGACCGTCATGTGTTGAACACACTGGTGGACCAACCCACTTGTTCTCTAATCCCATTTTAAGCCATGAGTCAAAATCCATTTTAGACATCGCCCCAATTCCTTTCTGCTCTCGCAAGAGCCTGCTTGTCAGTTTCTTCTACGATCTCGCCCCATTCCCTTTTGAAACGAGACTCAGACCATTCAGGTCTAACGGTGTGTGGCACCGTCATTAGTAGTGTAGGGGTTCCATTGTGGGCTACACGGGCTACAACCCTAGGGTCAATATCAATGTACCAGTTGATCTTGCCATAAACAGCATGCAAGTTATTAATTCTTTCAACTTTTGCTTCTACAGTGTTTTCAGGAATAAAATCAACTGTTGAGGCTTTGAAACCTTCACGCTTCAACCAACTAAGACAACCTTCTTGGTTTTCTACACCATGTGCAAACACCATCATTCGTCCGCTATATGCGGGGAACAGTGTGTTCCATAGTTTCTTGCCCTCGGATGTTGGTTGCCTTGCTCCGACATCTTCACTTACTAGGCTAGGCACCGATAGGACGTCTAGCGACATAATGATCATTAGTCGTAGAGTCCCAATTCAATTCGTTGACGGTGCGTGTAGTACTCGGCAGCAGGACAGTACATGCAAACATATTGGCGCTTGCCTACAGGAACCCCAACCTTACGACCAATTGTCTTATCATCAGAGCACCAATCAATACAACCCTGCTTTGGTCGGTTGTGGCGGTTAAAACACTTTAATGCGTCTACCTTGATCTCATCACGAGTGTCACGGATGTAGACGTCATTTTCTTCTAACTTGTTTTTAATGGCTGTTTCAGCGTCAAGTTTTTTAGCGGTCTCTTCATCTGTGCGGAAGATAATAGCGTTACACTCTTCTGGGTTCGGTACCTGTGCGTTGTGACGGTCACAAAGTTCACGCAACTCTTGGTCATACTCCGCAGGTCCGTCATACGGCTTCATCTTGTACATAACACCGTGTGTTTTGCATACCAAAAGACGATGTGCTTGATCATTAGCCATGTTGTGCTCCTAACTTCGGTCTAACCGAAGCCTACTACAACTTATTAATCCTTGTACAGGATTTCTGCGGGATCGTGTCCTCGGTAACTCATGTCTTCGGCATCTTCCATGTCTGCGTAGCCTAAGCGATCCTTAGAGATGCTGTCCTCTGGCTCCCAGTTCTTACCCGCTACATTTCCTAAATTGGCGTAGTCGTTGTTAAGAACACGTGGGTCAGTTGCCATTTCTCGGCGCATACGGTTTACTTTGTTGAGGTAGGGTTCGCCTACCTCTTCCATGCGATGGTTATGTGCCATGGTTAATCCTTACTTGTGTAGGTGTGCTTCGGGGGCGTTAGCCAAAGGGGTGCGTTCTACGAGACCGTACTGTGGCTGTACTTCCATTTGACGGACAGTGGCATCAGTTGGGTCAACATCTCCACCACGATCTGGGGTGAGTGACTTGAACTTGCCATCTTTGGCACCAAGTACCAAATCGTTGTTCATTGAGCGGGTTTCGTTTACAGCCATAGTATTAATCCTATCACGGTTTCTTTGGTTGGCGGGTTTGCGTACGGGTAGTCGGTTTCTTGCTTGCTGACTTACTTAAGCGAGCACGCTGTTCCTCCATAGCCGTCACTACAGCCTCTTGTTTAGGGGTTAATTTTGTTGGTGTCGGTGGTTGAGCCGCACCCCCCCACTTCATTTTAATTTCTGGACGAGTAAATGGGGTGACTGGGTTTGATTTTGGTGCAGTCATTGGTATTACTGGACGTTGTCTATTTGCTTCAGCACCTACTACTGCTCGTTTTTGCTGTAGTGTCAATGGCGGACGTGGTGCAGATGGGGTGTTTGGAGCAGGGAATGCTGGAGCCATTTTGTTCATCGGTCGTGCATTAGGTGGTGGTGGTGGCAATGGGCTACTTGGAAGTGTGGGGATCACTTTGGTAGGTGGCGGAGGTGGAGGTGTCGGCGTGCTTGTTTGAAGCAATGCTTGATGCTCCACAGCACCTTGCATAGCCGTAACCGCTTGACCAATTGGGTGCGCCTTGGCAATAAACTTTGCAGTGTCTTTTATTTTACCCATATCAGATAGTTGTTCCTGATGGAGTTCCCCATGGCGATCTCCTTTGCGCTCTACTAGTTGACGCAGTAGTTATAGGTGCGTTTGGTGAAGTTGGCGTAGACAAAGGGCTTCCAAGATTGGTAGCAACTGGGTTACCTGTTGGTGCAGGTAATCCCGTTGGCGATGGGAGTCCTGAGGTACCTTTGTTAGATGGCATTGACAGCCCCCAACTACGTTGACTTAGTTTGGTGCTGTTTCCATCGTTCATACCTGGGGTCATGATGTTGGTATTACCTTTATTCCAGTCCTGACTAACCCCTGCGCTAGGTGCACGGAATCTAGTTTGTGAAACGGTTGGTCCTTGTTTAAGTCTTCCCTTCATCCACGATGGGGTAGACCAAGACATGCTCTCAGACCATTGTTGGTTGAGGCGTTGGTTTTGAATATTGCCAAGATAATCGTTTTCTGCCATAACTACCCCAAACTCTCCATTGAATAGCGACTAGCGCCTGAGAACATGTCGTCTGTAAGTCCGCCGTCACGGAACATCACAGGAGCACCAGAAACCCACGAACGGTTTGATGCTACATATCGGTCAATATTTAGTACGTCCATTATACCCATTGTCTGTTTGGCATACCCTTCACGAGTAGTAAACAATTGTTGTGGGTGGACTGGACGTATTTGACGAATGGTTTCTGGGTCAGATACGGCGGTCTGCAAAGCCATATCAACGAGCATCTCAGTATGAGATTGCCACGGGCGTGCAGTAGGTAGTTGTTGAGCCATTAATTAGTCCCTGAACCAATCTGTATTTGGACGTGGCATACCGTATGGGTTTGCGTGATCGTCATTGTTATCATAAGGTTCTCTGTTACCACCTGTTGTGGTGCTTGGATTTTTTGGTGGCTTATTACCACCGCCACCAGACGCAGGATGGTTGCGCATCTTCCACTGCTTCATATCAACGATGCGTGCTTCGTTGTGTTCTGAGCGTACGCCACGTGCCATAACTATTTACCTTTTTTCTTGCTCATGCCTGCTTCGCTCAATGCAATAGCAACAGCCTGCTTCTTGGATGTAACTACAGGACCATTTTTTGATCCTGAATGGAGTTCGCCCTTTTTATACTCTCCAAGTACTTTGGCTACTTTTTCAACCTTCTTTTTAGATGCCATGACTATCTCCAGTTTGGTGCTAATGATTTAAGTTGCGAACGGCGTTGGAGGCTCATCTCTGTAGCCTCTTCACGTTTTTGATCTCGTGAAATACCACGAGGACCAACCTTGCCGTCATTAGTAAGACGCACAGGCTCTGCACCTGTAGGAGCAAACTTTAAACCTTGTGCTTGGTACTGAATGGCAGTATAAAGATTGAACTCATCAGGCCATAGGTAATCGCCTGCATTAATGCGTTCACCTTTGTGCACACCACGTGAGTACTGGCGTGCATTCATTCGGCTAAGTGAGCCAAGAATCTTGTCCTGACGGCGGTTAGCCGACATGGTGCCAAGGTAACCGTCTGGGTACTGAGTGTCAGCGCCTGTCTGGTAGCCAGATAGCGCTAGGTCTTTAGCGTTGCGGAATACAGGTGATGGACCAAACTCGGACTGTGTCCCTACACCATTTTGTGCGGCTGGCGTCATCCATGATGTAAAAGTGTTTTTGCTCATATGCCCGTTTGACCTTGTCCGCTCGGACTAAGCAGACCACCCATTATACCTCCACCTAGAGGTGAGATTGGGCGCAATGTATGACGAGCACCACCACGCTCACCTGTCATAGATGCAGGAGTCCTACCAATAGTAGTTTTGCGAGGCTTCTTCTTGGAAGCCATAATTACATCTCGTTAGGTTTTTTGGCTTTAGGGTTAGGAATTGTTGCATTTGGGTAACTCTTGTTGGCTACCGAAGGTGCATCAATGCGCTTAGTACGCTTCCTAGGCTTTTCGTTAGGCAGTAACTCCATGCGCCGTTCACGCTTGGCTTTACTTCCTTGTTTTTTCTTAATGGCTTTCTGAGCATCTTGCCATGCAAGTTTGTCTGCAACGTATTTGTCTCTGCCAGCCATGTACTCATCGTCCGTGGCGGGGGCACCAACAGCCCTACCCAACTGACGAGGATGGTACTTTTCTTGTTGTTCAGGGGTCATTTCACGATCCCCTACTGTTCCAGACATTTGAGTGTTTGGATCACGTAATGCAATGCGCACGTTTCCAACATCGCCAATACGGCTTGGTTTAATAGTTGAACCACGCTCAATCTTGATGCGGTTAGTCCACTTAACTGGGAACCCAGCGTCATCTGGACCCAATGTCCCTGCTTCACGGGCAGGGGTATGAATCATGGGTACGACAATCTCACGAGGTTCTTCTGAAGACTTAGCGGTGTTTGGTTCATCCCAAATTTTAAATGAAGATTCAGAACCCGCTCCAGATGCGAAGTGTTCTTTACGAGCCATTAACGCTTCTTGTTTTCGTCCATGATTCGCTTTGAGCGTACGTCTTGTGCATCAACTTCCATATCTGGGTTTTTCTTCATGCGCTTCTGTGTGGCTTTAACACCACCAGTCTTAAATGTTTTGACTGTTTCTTTGTCAGCGGTTTCTTGGTCACTACCCATGTATTTCATACCACCAGGATTTAGCCAACTATCGTTTACACGATCATCAGCGGCTTTAGCGGCGTCATATGCCTGACCTGCTTTTGCTGACTTTGCCATTGCCTTAGGCTTGTTGATACTTTTCAAAGCCTTTGCGGTACTCTTGTCTGACTTAGCCTGAGCCTTTCCTGCTGGGGTCTTTTCGTCAATCCATACCTTGCCACCATCGCCTCTGTCATGCAAGCCGATGTATACCCTGTTAGTTACTGATGACTTGTAACTTGATGGACCTTCACGGCGAAGACCAATCTCATTTTTACCTGTTGTCTCGTTGAAACGAGTATTAGGACCTGTTGAACGAGTTGTCTCTGGTCCAAAAGGAGTTTGGGTAGTAGAAGTTACACCATGTGGGTCATCTCCACGACCGTAACCTGCTCCACCACGAAGTTTGCCGAAAATGCCCATGATTACCTCACAACTGGTTTGAATGAGATAGCCGAAATGGCTTCTCCGTTATCACCAATAATATCATCAAAGCCAATAATATAAGTGAGATCCAAACCACGTGGGGCAACAAAGCCTCTTGCAATGGCGGCGGCTTTTGCGGCTTGATTGACGGCGCTTGCACCAATCGCTCGCATCTTTGGTGCTTGTCCTGCGTTTACTGCACGGGCAAGAATAGATCCAACGCTCTGTGGGTTGCTGGAACCCGAAACTTTAAGAACATCTTCAATGGGGGAATTAAGGTCTTGCGACATTGTGTACTCCTAATAGAACAAAGTGTTTAAATTGTTCCCAAAGTTTAGAAGTACTCTGCTTCTTTCAAGAGTTCTATCAGGTCATCTAGCCTCATCACAGCATATGAGTCACCCAACGCTTTTTCCCCTTTACCTTTCCTCTTCACTACCAACGCAGGAACTCCATCACCTAGGCGATCTGCCTGCTCTACGGTGTCATTGAGCCAACCACTGATGTTAAACGACTTATCGTTCTTGCACTGGATCGCAACCTCTCGTTCGGTTACACGGCGCACAATGCCATTGATGTCACCTGTGTCCATGGCACCAGCAAGGGCTGTTCTTCGGGCATTCTTAAACCCAGCACTGATCAAGTACTCCTTGACCAAGGTTTCAAACGCTGTCCCTTTGGCTTTGTGTTTGTTGCCCATTATTCTCCAATCAAGATCTTTAAAAGGTGTTATGCGCCTTGTTGTGTATCAACAGTTGACTGTGGTTCATTAAGGAACCTTGCCTCGTTGTCAGGGCAGTATGTAGGAATCCACAGACCAAAGATTGCACCAAGTAGACCTGCGTCAACACCGTAGTCAAGTGACAGTTCAGCAAGACCATCAACAGTCATGCCGTAGTCAACAGAGTTACAAGCCGAATTTCCGAGGTCAAGAATCCCTTGACGACCGTAGAGTTCGTACTCTTTCGGATACATCTTTTGAATTTCTTTTAGATTGAGTTCATCAATGACTTCCCAGTTGACTTCTGGCGATGTTTCAACTGTTGGTGTAACCGTTGTTTCTACGCTCTGAGTCATGTCGCCACAAGAGGCAAGGAGCAAAGTTACTGCAAGAGTAGAAACTATTAATACGTGCTTTTTCATTGGTGTCTTTCCATTTTGTTTAGGTAGTTAGTGATTACAGGGTAGCCAGTTGTTGGGCACATCTCCAAATCTGGAGACACTGGGCTGGCATAACTGCGTACTAATAAGCGTTGTACCCAGCGGTCAGTTCCGTCATAACTGGCTTGAAATGGTTTACGACCATGGACTGTATTGGAGTTGTCAATGATCAACAAGTCACCTCTTACCAGCGCTATTTCTTTAGTGTGCTTTTCTACAGCACGACCAAACTCTTCCAAAGCGTCTTGTGATGCCACGGTGGTACCACGCATCACAGACTTGTCATAACACATAGTTGGGCGTCCATCTTTAATACCCAAGACAGTTGTTGTTACAACAGTGTCAGGTTCTCCTTTGGTTCTAAAACTCTCATCAACAGATGTTTCAAACAAAGGTTGAGACAACAAGGCAATACAGACGTCATCTAACTCAGGCAGTATGTCCTGCAACTGAGCGTAAGTTGTGAAGGCGTTAGGGTCACCACGCAAACATAACAACATGATGTAATCAGGCTTGTACGGGTGAAAGGCTGTCTCTGTGTGTAGCGCCAAATCCACTTTGGATGACGATGATATTTGTGCGTACTCAGTTTTTGGATTAGGTACGACATTTTGAATCAACCGACCGTTTTGTTCCTGCTTGTAACCAACTGGTATACCAAAGTTCTTTGCGTAGTGAAACATTGTGTCACGAGCAGTAGGACAGACGTCTTCAGGAATGTGTGGTGTAGTTGGGGTTGTTGGAACAGACCCAATAGGTACGTCTTTGAACAAGATAATGGTCATGGGTTATATCGTGCTTGTCTACGCTCCTGCGGAGCAATGCTGATACGACGACTTAGTTCTCGTGACAACACTTGCGCACCACGCTCACATCGTTCAAACACCGAGTCCACCATCTTGCGATACGCACGAGAGTTCAAATGCTCTTCTTGTTGCTCAATCACAGCAGGGTCAACATCTCGGCGGGCTTTAGCCAGTGTAACGGTGTCACCTTTAGCAGTGTCACTCCATTGACCAATCAAGCACTTAGCCTCAACGATCCGACAGTTGTTTGCTTGTCGTTCTTCGCTGATCTCTGCTTCAACTAGTTCTGCTTTAGCGTACGACACCCATGCCATGAACTCTCCGTAGAGAGACATCAGTTCAGCGTCTGATAACTCGTCCAGATACTGGGGTACCTGTGGTATCTCCCCTGCTGGTCGTGGGGGCATCGTGAACTTCTGATTGAATCTCTCCCTCACTAAGGAGTTGTCCTGTGAAGGGTTTGTCATTGTCATCGGTTCGGGTCGCAGTATTGTTCGCATCGTTTTCCTTCCAGCATGTGTTTTTGAATGGGCATTGCTTGCATGTCTTATGTTCTGAGTCCGTTACCCACGCTGGACGCATGGGTGGGACTGATGAATCTAGCGCCCGAACTACCGTTTCGCAAGCGCTCAGAATAGGATCAACCAATTCCTGTTGAAACTGAACTACAAACTCTTTTACTTCTTGTGTGGCTTTCCATTCATAGATAAAGACCATGGTGTGTATACCTGTGCAATACATATACAACATGGCTTGGCGAACATGAGACTGGAATGGTTGGCGTATGCGCTTCCACATCTCATCAGGGTTACCTTCAGAATCTTTAAATATTTCATAGTTCTCAAAACGAATGGTGCCAGCGCCCACGCTCTTGATTTCAATGAGGAACGGCTCTTCTTTACCGTTGTTTACGATTCCATCAGCGTGTCCAAGAATATGAAACTGATCATTGGTTACAGGCACCTCACGGTACACAGGGCTAGGGGATCCACATGATGGGCATTTTTGTGGACTCAATCCGACCCATTTGTGACCACAAACATCACTCTTGCACTGCCACGTACCATGCAGAACACCTGCATCACGAAGCCAACCTTGCCACTTGGAGTGGATTGCATGACCTTCTGCAAAGACGTTCAGTCGTTGAAACGCAAACTTCTCGTCTTCTTTTTCATACCCTTTAATGGTGTACCAAGACGAACGGGGGCACCAGTCTTTTTTAGCGATTTCACTTGGATGTAGATGTGCTGTGTCTCGTGTGGATGACAAGCGTTCTTTGATTAACTGAGCCTGCACAATAGGAAGCACCTTACCTTTACTGGTGAGTGCTTTCTTGTACTCCTGTAAGTGCCATGGTTTGTCAGTCATCGTTTATTCCGCTCATCTCTAGAAAGTCGTCTTCGGTTAATACTACGTAGCGCCTATTGTTCAAGTCAAACTGTAAAACTGGTAGTCGGTCTTCCAAGATGGCTCGTTCTACTAACTCTGATAGGTCTTTGTGTTTAAGTGTGATCTGTTTGGTATTGGTGGTGAACTTGTTTTCAATCAGGATATTGGCAGTGCGTACATCATTCTTACGCAACCATCCTGAGCCTGACCCAGCGTTACGACTTCCTTTATAGGACTTAGCACTTCGCTGTTCCTGTTTCTTGGATGTCTTATTAATGGCTTTGCGGTCGTCACCACCAAGAATCATTCAAGACCAAACTTTGCAAACACTTCTTTAGTGATCTTGTCTCGCAAATCAAGGTCTTCACGAACTGCTTGAAGCACTCCATCCTTGCCCTGCCACTTTTGATCTCCATAGGAGTAGTAGGCACCTGCACGAGTAATTAACTCATATGCAATAGCAATGTTGACGACATCTTTTACGGTGTCATATTCACCACGATTGAAGCCAGTAGTATCTGCAAAATAGTAATCAACTACAGCAACTTGCTGTGGTCGGTACGTTTTGTTTTTCATGGTACGAGCCTTGATGGTTTGCCCTACGGTCTCGTCCTTGGCTTTAATCCATTCGTCACGCTTTACTTCAACACGGCAGAAGTAATGGAAGTTTTTAGCCTTACCACCTGGGGTAGTGCGATTGTCTCCCCACATCACGCCAATCTTCTCACGCCACTGGTTAATCATGATACCTGTGCACTGGCGCTCGTCATGAATAAGTGAGCGCTTCTGTGACTTGGAAGATTTGCGGAAGAACTTACCTGTGAGGCGAGCACCAAGACCTACAGTGAACTCTTCCATCATCTTTTCTGATTCATCGCTTGGTACTAAAGCGGGTAGTGAATCAATCACGATCATGTCAACAGCACGGTTGTCCAATGTTTTAATGACAAGGTCATAAACCTGTTCCATGATGTTGGACTCAACGACCCACAAACGGTCAAGGTCTACACCGATGCTCTTGGCGTAATCAGGTACATACTCTTCAGCCGCAATCCAAAGCGCTGTGAACTCTGGGTCAAGCGCTTGGTTAGCCGCAATGGTTTTGTAAGCAAGTGCAGTCTTACCTGAAGACTCTTCACCAATGATTTCACTCCACTGGTTAGCGGGCCACCCACCACCAAGCATGAGGTCATAAGCAAGAATACCTGTAGTGATACGTGGCATAAGTTCACGCACCTCACTACCTTTGACAATGGCACCATCGCCATACTTCTTGTTCATCGCATTGATGATTGAATTGAGTGACTCGTAATCAGACATTTATACTCCCCAGTTTGCTTGTTCGCCTTGTGAAAACTTACCGTTCCAACCACACGCATAACAACGTGGGGCTGGCTGTGCTCCATTGATCATACTGTTTGCACCTCGTCCAGTACGGCTAAATACATAAATACTTCCGCATTCAGGACAGGTAGAGTTGCCTTCTTTACGAGCCGCTTCACCACCTTTCCATAAGCGAATTGCATCGCCCATGTTGATCTGATCTGTAGCGCTACGCTGTGGATCTAGTACATCTTGGTTTTGCACCTGTTGCTGTGGTTGTTGTGTGGCAGGAAACTGCAGTACAGGTGAGGTAGGTGGTGTTGTGTACGTGCGAGCAGGGGTTGGTTTATCACCTGCAATCTTTTTACTCCACCAATCACTCATAGTCATCGTCCTCCAATAGGCTATCCAACATTATTAAAATCTTCTCTGACTCTGCAAGTTTGTTTACTAAAGCCATTCCGTACACAGTTAAAACTGCGGTTATCTCGTCTTTAGGGGAAACTAGTTTATCCGACTTTTCTAAGAAGTCAGCAAACCATGTAGCACCTTCTAAGATTTCGTTATATGTCTCAGTTGCTAGAAGTACACCCCATCTAGATAAAACGTCTGAGTGTTCTACTTCTCTAACATCTTCCGAAGGGGGTGAGAAGCCCATTGTTTCAGCGTATTCCTGCCCGTCAGGGACAGACATCATTAGATAAAAGTTACGCCGATCAATATCAGATATCACTTAGCGTCTGCCCAGTTGTGTGCAACATTGCAAGAAACTTTAAGTGGCACACCGTGTAGGACGATGCCGTCTCCCATGGCTTCAATAAAACGTGGCATTAATTCCTCCCAAGAGTCTTCTGGTACGGCGGTGACGATTTCGTCATGAACCTGTCCCAACATCCTAGTCTCAGTTCCTTGGAGTGCTTGTTCAATGTCAACCATGGCTATCTTGCAGATGTCAGCGGCCCTCG